ATGTGGCGCCATATCGCCTCGAATGCCTTGTCTTTCTTTGTCGTGGGATTGTTCCTGATCGGCGGTCTGATCCTGTGGGGGATGGGCCAATATGAAGCCGAAGGGCCGCTGTCCCGTGCCATTTGCCTCAAGGTGGACCCCGGCTCGAACATGACGCGTGTGGCGTCGAAACTAGAGTCGGAAGGGGCAATCTCGAACAAGGCGATTTTCCGGTTGGCGGCGGATTACACCGAGCAAGCAGACGATCTGAAAGCCGGGAGTTTCCTCATCGAGCCCGGTGCCACGATGCAGGATATCCTGACCACCGTAACCGTCGGTGGCCAGAGCACCTGTGGGACCGAGGTGGTTTATCGCATTGGCGTCAATCGCACGAGCGTGCAGGTCCGCGATCTGGACCCGGAAACCAGCCGGTATGTCGAACAGGCCGTCTTTGATCCGGCAGCGGACGAAGCCCCTGCAGAATATGAGGCGGCGAAGGAGTCGACAGGGACACGCTTTCGCGTGGCTGTCGCCGAGGGGGTGACGTCCTGGCAGATCATTACGTCGCTGCGATCACTGGATATCCTGCAAGGCGCGGTTGATGAGATTCCGCCAGAGGGTTCGCTGGCACCTGATAGCTACGAAGTGACGCCGGGGACGGAACGGTCCGCTATCGTGGCTCGGATGCTTGCGGCACAAGAGACCCGACTTGCCGATGCTTGGGCTGCGCGGGAAGATGGGCTCCCCTACGACAACCCTGCCGAAGCATTGATCATGGCGTCGATCATCGAAAAAGAGACGGGCGTTGCCGATGAACGCCGGCAGGTGGCAAGCGTATTTGTGAACCGTCTGAACCGCGGCATGCGTCTGCAGACAGACCCGACGGTCATCTATGGGATCACGCGCGGGCAAGGCGTTTTGGGGCGCGGTTTGCGTCAGTCCGAGCTTCGGGGCGAAACCCCTTGGAATACTTACGTCATCGATGGTCTGCCGCCAACGCCAATCGCAAATCCTGGTGCGGCGAGCATTGAGGCTGCGCTGAACCCCGATGAGACGCCGTATATCTTCTTTGTGGCTGATGGCACCGGGGGGCACGCGTTTGCAGAGACGCTCGAAGAGCATAATCGGAACGTCGCACGTTGGCGCCAAATCGAGGCAGAGCGGGCAAACCAGTAAGGCCCCGCACGAATGCCCGGTGGGGAAAAAGTAAAAATTTCACTGATTTAGCGGGCGCATTTCGTGCCCTGCGTTCGCGAGAAATCTTGATATTTCGCTCGCCCTAGGGTAGAGTATGCCTGCTAGGCAGAGTGACCGAGCGGCCTTGCGGACACCCGTAGACTGCTTTTCTAATTTTGGCTCGTGCGGTTATGCATGAGAGGCTTTGGGGCAAATGGAAGTTACGGGTTCGCCCCCACGGGGCGAAACTGCGCTGAGGCGACAAGCGCATCTTGTCATGTCGCTGAACCGATACATCGAAGAAGTTGAAAAGGTTCTGGCCGATCTGCGGTCGGGTGAATTTGGTGAGCTTGCACAGCTGCCAAAGCTTAAGCGTGAGATGATGTCGGTGTCCAAGCAACTTCGAGAAGCGGAGATTGAGCTTGATCAACAAATCAGAGCAGAAGAAGGCCGATTGGCCGAAGGAGAAATTGACTTTGACGCGGTGCGGCGTTCGATCGGGGGCCGCTTGGATCGCCTCCGAGCCGCAGGAAGCACAACAGACGTTTCTGGAGAGTCTGACTGAAGACGAACTGCGTGCGCTGCCATTTCTATGGGATTTCTGGGCTTTCGAGCATCAGATGCCACCTGATGGAGATTGGCGCAGTTGGGTGATCATGGGAGGGCGTGGCGCGGGGAAAACCCGCGCCGGTGCCGAATGGGTAAGGTCGGAGGTTGAGGGCGCAACCCCGCTCGGCAAAGGGCGCTCCAAGGCTGTTGCGTTGATCGGGGAGACCTTTGATCAGGTTCGCGAAGTTATGGTGTTCGGTGATAGCGGGATTTTGGCATGTTCCCCGCCCGATCGCAGGCCGGAGTGGCAGGCCACGCGGCGCAGGTTGGTTTGGCCGAACGGTGCGGTTGCGTGGGCGTTTTCAGCACAGGAACCCGAGGCGCTGCGCGGTCCGCAATTTGACGCGGCGTGGGTGGATGAAATCGCGAAGTGGCGCAAGGCGGGTGATGTTTGGGACATGCTGCAATTTGCACTTCGGCTAGGCAATTCGCCACGGCAGGTCGTTACCACAACGCCGAGGAATGAACCGACATTGAAACGCATTCTCGGGATGCCAACGACGGTTGTCACGACTGCGCCTACCGAGGCCAACCGGGCCAATTTGGCTGGATCGTTCCTTGAAGAGGTGCGTGCACGGTATGCCGGGACACGATTGGGACGGCAGGAGTTGGACGGCGTTCTTCTGGAGGACACGCAGGGTGCGTTGTGGAGCCATGCGTCGCTGGAGGCGATTGGGGTCGATATCCTGCCTGAACTGGACAGGGTTGTTGTGGCCGTTGATCCGCCAGCGAGCAGCGATGGCGATGACTGCGGGATTGTGGTTGCGGGGGCAATTACGAAAGGGCCGCCTTCGACGTGGCAGGCCTATGTGTTGCAGGATGCGACCGTTATAGGCCAGACCCCGCTTGGTTGGGCTAAGGCGGCCGTTGATGCGCTGGAGGCCAACGGCGCAGATCGGCTGGTTGCCGAGATCAACCAAGGTGGGGCAATGGTAGAGACCATTGTGCGGCAAGTTGATCCGTTGGTGTCCTATCGTGGGGTCCATGCGTCGCGTGGCAAGGTCGCGCGAGCAGAGCCGGTTGCAGCGCTTTATGAGCAAGGGCGTGTGTATCACGCGCGAGGACTCGGATCGCTGGAAGATCAAATGACCCAAATGACGACGCAGGGTTTCGCCGGGCAGGGATCACCTGACCGCGTCGATGCGTTGGTCTGGGCTTTGACAGACCTGATGATCGAGCCTGCCCGCAAGTTCCAAGAACCCCGCATGCGGACGCTTTGAACAGCAGACGGGCTCGGGCGCGATCTTGGGACCACCGCACGGTGGTCCAAGCGCGGATTAACCTGTTGGTGGCATGTTCTTTCCTGAGCCGCAGGGGCGCAGCTGAACGCAGCCAAGCCCGTCAAGCAGGAGCAGGTTATGCTGAATTTCTTTCGATCCTCTAGCGCTGAGGCCGTGCCGGAGCAAAAGGCATCGGCCACTGGGCCAGTGATCGCCTATCAGACCTCCGGGCGGGTGGCATGGTCGCCGCGCGATATGGTGTCGCTGACCAAGAGTGGCTTTACTGGCAATCCGGTGGGGTTTCGTGCGGTCAAGTTGATTGCTGAAGCAGCTGCAGCGCTGCCTTTGGTTTTGCAGGATCACAAAGAGCGTTTTGACGCGCACCCGGTTTTGTCATTGATGTCGAAACCCAACGGCTTTCAGACACGTGCCGACCTGTTGGAAGCGCTCTATGGGCAGCTTTTGCTGACGGGTAATGGCTATGTCGAGGCCGTGTGCGGGGAGACAGGCGCGCCTGTGGAACTGCATGTCCTTCGGTCGGATCGCATGGCCTTGGTGCCCGGTGGCGATGGGTGGCCGGTGGCTTATGAGTATACGGTCGGTGCCAAGAAGCATCGGTTTGATGCGACGGGCCTCGTCTCGCCTATCTGCCATGTGAAGGCGTTTCATCCACAAGATGATCACTATGGATTAAGCCCGTTGCGGGCGGCGGCGACGGCGATGGATGTCCACAATTCGGCGACGCGGTGGTCGAAAGGGTTGCTGGACAATGCAGCGCGGCCGTCAGGTGCCATCGTGTATAAGGGTGCCGATGGCATGGGGCAGATGGGCCCTGACCAATACGACCGCCTTGTGAGCGAAATGGAGATGCATCACCAAGGCGCGCGCAATGCGGGGCGGCCCATGCTTCTTGAAGGTGGCCTGGACTGGAAGCCCATGGGCTTTTCCCCATCTGACATGGAATTTCAAAAGACCAAGGAAGCAGCGGCGCGGGAGATCGCGACGGCCTTTGGTGTGCCGCCGATGTTGCTTGGCATCCCTGGCGAGGCGACCTACGCCAACTATCAAGAGGCGCATCGGGCGTTTTATCGGATCACTGTATTGCCGTTGGCTCAGAAGGTGACGGCGCGATTGTCGGATTGGCTGAGTGCCTTCACCGGAGAAGCCGTGGAGTTGAAACCTGATCTGGATCAGGTGCCAGCGCTGGCGTCCGAGCGGGATGCCCAATGGGCGCGGGTCGGCAATGCGGCCTTTCTGACGGACGCGGAAAAGCGTCAGTTGCTGGGACTGCCGCCGTTGGAGGCGGTGGATGAGTGAAGAACCCAAACAGTTCCGGCTTGCTTATGACCCGAAACATTACGACCCGGCTGCCCGCATTGAGGCGAATGAGCGCGTGACGGCATTTCAGTTCGAAGCACTGAACAAACGGCTGGATCGGATCGACGATTTGATGGTGCGGCTGGAACGGCGGTTGTGGCTGACCGTCTATGGCGTGGTCGCAGCCGTTCTTGCCCAGGCCTTTCAATCGCTGATGGCGGTGACACCATGAAGGAAGACATGATGACAAAAGACCAGACCATGGGCCTTGAGCACAAGTTCTGCCGGATCGAGACGCCGATCACCGTGGATGATGGGTTGAAGATCGAAGGTTATGCATCGCTTTTTGGCAAGGCTGACAATGGCGGCGATGTTGTGGAGCGGGGGGCCTATGCTGCTTCTCTGGACAAGCTGAAGGCGGCAGGTCGTGGAGTAAAGATGCTGTGGCAACACGATCCGACGCAGCCCATCGGTGTTTGGGATGAGGTTCGCGAGGACGAGACGGGGCTGTTTGTCAAAGGACGCCTTCTGGGCGACGTCGAGAAGGCGCGCGAGGCGGCGGCGCTTTTGTCAGCGGGCGCGATTGACGGACTATCCATTGGCTATCGCACCGTGAAGGCCACGAAGACAAACAAGGGCCAGAGGCTCTTGTCCGAACTGGAGCTTTGGGAAGTGTCGCTTGTGACATTTCCGATGCTGCCGGAGGCGCGGGTCGGGTCCAAGGGGAATGAGACCGACGCCCCGCTGGATACGGTTTTGCGCGAAATTGCGGGCGCTTTCGAAGCGGCTCGTGAGACGCTGGCGCGGGACAACACCCCAAACCGGCACCCTTAGACCCAAGAGCAAACAGGACCCGTGACATGAGCACACCTGAGACGAAGGCTCGGGCCGGGGAAGTTGTGTCTCCGGCGGAGGCAGTGAAGAGCGCCTTGAGCGGTTTCATGAATGACTTCAACGCGTTCCAGGCCGACATGAATTCAAAGCTTACAAAGCAGGAAGAGCGACTGACCATGCTTGATCGAAAAACTCTGACCCGTCCGGCGCTGTCGTCGACACCGGCAGAAGCCCCGCACCAAAAAGCGTTCAACGCTTATCTGCGGACGGGCGATGATGACGGCCTGCGTGGTCTGGAGATTGAAGGCAAGTCGATGTCGACGCTGGTAAACGGCGATGGTGGGTACCTTGTCGATCCGCAAACATCGGAAACGATTCAGTCGGTTCTGTCGTCGACGGCCTCGATCCGCGCCGTCGCAAACGTCGTGAATGTCGAAGCGACATCCTATGACGTTCTGGTGGATCACGGTGAACTGGGTGCAGGCTGGGCGACCGAAGCATCGACAGTGACCGAGACGGCAACGCCGACGATCGACCGTATTTCGATTGCCTTGCATGAATTGTCAGCCCTGCCGAAAGCATCGCAGCGTCTTTTGGATGACAGTGCCTTTGACATTGAAGGCTGGCTGGCGGGGCGGATTGCCGATAAGTTTGCGCGCGCCGAAGCAGATGCATTCATCAACGGCGACGGGGTCGATAAGCCGACCGGTTTCCTGACCCACACTATTGTCGATGATACTGCGTGGGCGTGGAACAGTCTTGGCTATGTCAATTCCGGTGCGAATGGGGATGTGACACCGGACGCAATCGTCGATCTCGTCTACGCGCTGGGTGCGCAGTACCGGGCCAATGCGACATTCGTCATGAACTCCAAAGTTGCAGGCATCGTTCGCAAGCTGAAGGACAATGATGGTCGTTTCCTTTGGTCCGATGGGCTTGCTGCCGGTGAGCCGGCGCGACTGATGGGCTACCCCGTCTTGATCGCCGAAGACATGCCGGATGCGGCGACGGATTCCTATTCCATCGCGTTTGGTGACTTTGCGTCCGGCTACACGATTGCGGAACGTCCTGACCTGCGCGTTTTGCGTGATCCGTTCAGCGCCAAGCCACATGTCCTGTTTTACGCAACGAAGCGCGTGGGTGGCGATGTGAGCGACTTTGCAGCGATCAAAGTTCTGAAATTCGCCTCTTCCTGAAGAGGCGATAGGGGAAGCGCTCAGTGGAAGTAGCTTCCCCGGTTTGACGCGCGCCATTGCAGCCTTTGTTGTCTAGCAGTTCCCCTCCGTCCGAGCGGCGAAGGCGGCGCGCGTCTTCTCTGGACGACACCGGATTTTGGAGACATTCCATGATGTTAGTGGAAGAGACAAGCACGCCGGATGCGGCCCTGCCTGTCGAAGAATTCAAGGCACATCTGCGGCTGGGGACAGGGTTTTCGGATGATGCCGTGCAAGATCCGGTCTTGGTCAGTTTTCTGCGGGCTGCGATGGCGGCAATTGAGGCGCGGACTGGCAAAATTCTTTTGACGCGCGAGTTCTCGTGGACGTTGTCGCATTGGCGGGATTCTACTGCCCAGGCGCTACCCATTGCGCCGGTTGGGCAGATCCTTGAACTGGTGCTGATTGATGCCGATGAAAATGAAACCGTTGTTGATCCGGGCGACTATCGTCTGGAGCGTGATCACCAACGTCCGAGAATTGTTCCAGTGCGTGGGGCGCTGCCGACCATTCCGCGCAATGGCGCTGCCGAGGTGGTTTTTGAGGGCGGCTTTGCGGCGAGCTTTGGTGATCTTCCAGCCGATCTTGCGCAGGCGGTGTTCCTGCTCGCTGCGCACTATTACGAAAACCGCAGTGACACTGCGCTGAGTGGATCGGTCATGCCATATGGCGTGGCGGTTTTGATCGAACGCTACAAGACTGTGCGCCTTTTGGCGGGGTCACGAGCATGAGCCAGCCCAAGCTGAACCGGATTTTATCGCTCGAAGAGCGTGTGCGGACGCCGGACGGAGCCGGAGGTTTTTCGGAAACGTGGCAACCGCTTGGCATGATGTGGGCGCAGCTGCGCGCAGGGAGTGGGCGCGAGTTCGGTGTCGATTTCGCAACGCTCTCACGGGTGCCATTCAAGATCACAGTGCGGGCTGCGCCCTATGGCGCCGCGTCGCGTCCGAAAGCGGATCAACGGTTTCGCGATGGGACGCGGATATTCAGCATCCTAGCGGTGACCGAAGCCGATGCTAGTGGTCACTACCTGATCTGTAACGCAGTTGAGGAGGAGGCGGCATGAGTTATGCGGGCTCTTCGGCATTACAGCAGGCCGTCTTTGAGGAACTAATGGCTCACGCGGCATTAAATGCGCTTGTTGGGTCACATGTCTACGACGCGGTGCCGTCAGGCACGATCCCGGATCTATACGTCAGCCTTGGTCCGGAAGATGTGCTGGATCGATCAGACCAGAACGGCCACGGCGCACGGCATGATTTTGTCATCTCGGTGGTCAGTCAGGCATCCGGTTTTCAGGAGGCCAAAGATGTGGCCGCCGCCGTCTGCGACGCATTGATCGGTGCGGAGCTGTCGCTGTCGCGCGGCACGCTTGTCGGCCTTTGGTTTCTGAAGGCCAAAGCCGGACGGTCGGGCACAAATGACAACATCCGCCGGATCGACCTGAGATTTCGCGCCCGCATTGATGGCGTTTGATCCCCTAAACAAGATGGAGCGTGAGCCATGGTAGCTCAGAACGGTAAGGACCTTTTGGTAAAGGTCGATATGAACGGCACACAGCAGTTCGAAACAGTGGCAGGATTGCGCGCGACGCGTGTGAGTTTCGGCACCGATACGGTTGATGTGACCAGCCTCGACAGTCCGGAAGGCTGGCGTGAACTGTTGGCTGGAGCGGGGACAAAGACCGCGAATATCAGCGGGTCCGGTGTGTTCAAGGACGCGAATACAGATGCCCGTGTGCGCGAGCTTTTCTTTAGTGGGACGGCGCCGGAGTTTCAGATCGTGATCCCTGATTTTGGCACAGTTGAAGGACCTTTTCAGGTCTCGGGGATTGAGTACGCAGGCACCTATGACGGCGAAGCGACGTTTGAACTGAGCCTCGCTTCAGCCGGGCTGCTGACCTTTGTGGAGCCGGTTATCTAATGGCCAACCCATTTGCCGGAGAAGTGGCGCTGGTGCTGGATGGGCGACGGCATGTCTGCAAGCTGACGCTTGGGGCTTTGGCCGAGCTGGAGCATTCGATGGGCGAGGATAGCATCCTGTGTCTTGTCGAACGGTTTGAGCAAGGGCGGTTTTCGGCACGAGACATTTTGGCATTGGTGGCAGCCGGCCTGAGAGGGGGCGGGTGGAAAGGCGATCAGGCTGACCTGCTGACCGCTGAGGTCGGTGGTGGAATGGCGGAGGCGGCCCGGGTCGCCGCACGTCTTTTGGTCGTGGCATTCGAGACCTTCGCCGAACCGTGACGCAGTTTGACTGGAGAGCGCTGTTTTGCGTGGGAACACGGCAGCTTGGACTACAGCCGAGCGATTTCTGGGCGCTTACGCCTGCGGAGCTGCGTCTCATGCTTGGCGAAGTAGATGGGCAAGCACCGATGCGCATGGCCGGATTGGAAGCGTTGATGGAGCGCTTTCCTGACCAAGGAAACGGGAAGGAAGAAGAGGGATCAACATGACGGATTTCACCAATTTCGATGCTGAGGTCGACCAGTTGAACGTTTCGCTCGAGGCGGCTCGGTCGATGACACAGGCGTTTTCCGGGGAGCTTGAGAGCATGCGCGCGACGCTTGCCGTGACCGGGACGGACCTGAAGACGCTTGAAACCGGACTGAACCGGGGATTGCGCTCTGCCTTTGATGGGTTGGTGTTCCAGGGCGACAGTTTGGCAGATGCGCTCAAGAACCTGTCAAAGTCGATTATCAACACAACCTATAACGCGGCAATTTCCCCCGTCACGAAAGGGATCAGCAATTCGATTGTGAATGGTCTGGGTGGGCTGTTTGGTGGAGCGGGATTTGCCCAAGGTGGCGCGTTTTCGGCGGGTCAGGTGATGCCGTTTGCCAAAGGCGGTGTGGTTTCGCGGGCGACGACCTTTCCGATGAAGCATGGGATGGGCCTGATGGGAGAGGCGGGGCCCGAGGCCATCATGCCGTTGAGCCGCGGGCCTGATGGCGCATTGGGGGTAAAGGCGCAGGGCGCCAAGACTGCAAACATGATCACCATCAACATCAGTACCCCTGACGTTGCCGGTTTTCAACGAAGCCAGAGCCAAATCGCAGCCTCTGTGAGCCGTGCGCTTGGCCGTGGCCAGCGGAACACCTGAGGGCAGCGCCATGTTTCATGATGTCAGATTTCCAACGGCTCTGAGCTTTGGCGCGTTGGGTGGGCCGGAACGGCGCACAGAGATTGTCACGCTCGCCAACGGGTTCGAAGAACGCAACACGCCATGGAGCCACTCACGCAGGCGATATGATGCAGGTGTCGGAATTAGGTCCTTGGACGATGTCGAAACCGTGTTGGCATTCTTTGAGGCGCGGCAAGGGCAGATGTTTGGGTTCCGATGGAAGGACTGGGCGGATTTTCGGTCGGCTGCAAAATCCAAAGACCTTGGCTTCGATGATCAGTTGATCGGGATGGGTGATGGCATGACGACCGTGCATCAATTGACCAAAACATATCGGTCGGGCGAGCAAAGCTATGTGCGACCTGTCCGGAAACCGGTCCTGGGCAGCGTTCGGGTTGGCGTTGCTGAGCAGGAACTGCAAGAAGGCATTGATTACACGGTCGATTATTCCACTGGAGAGATCACTTTCGACCGCGCGCCTGACATTGAGGCAGAGGTTACGGCTGGGTTTGAGTTCGACGTTCCGGTTCGCTTTGATACCGGGCTTCTTCAGGCTTCTGTCGAGAATTTCGAGGCTGGCGGTGTTCCGTCGATCCCGGTCGTGGAGATCAGGATATGAGTGGCACAGACGCGCTTCATGCGCATTTGAAGACCGGCCTCACGACGGTGTGCCGGGCGTGGTTGCTGGAGCGCCAGGATGGCACCCGGTTTGGGTTCACGGATCATGATTTACCCCTGAGTTTTGAAGGCATGTCGTTTGACGCCAATGGCGGGTTGACCGCAGGTGCGGTTGTTCAGACCACAGGCCTGTCTGTCGACAATACCGAGGCGCTGGGTGCGCTTACGGATGACCGGATCACCGACGCCGATATCACCGCTGGCCTCTATGATGGTGCTCTGGTGACGGCATGGCTGGTCAACTGGACGGATGTTGCTGAACGAAAGGTTCTTTTTGCCGGGACTATCGGAGAGATCACGCGGCGAGATGGACGTTTCGAGGCGGAGTTGCGCGGCCTGACCGAGGCGCTGAATCAGCCTCAGGGGCGTTCATACCTAAAGACCTGCTCCGCGGTCTTCGGGGATCAGACTTGCAAGGTTGACGCGTTGGGGGCGGCGTTCTCGGTACAAGTTCCGATCGCCGAGATGAGGGATCGCAAGACCTTTGGGTTTGAAAACCTGGCCTTTGATCCGGAGTGGTTTGAGCGGGGACGTTTAGATGTCGTGACCGGGGCTGGCGCGGGTTTGACGGGTGTCATTCGAAGCGACGCGATTTCCGAAAATCAGCGGGTCATCGGACTGGTCGAGCCGATCAGGGCGAGCGTTGCCGCAGGTGATACGGTGCGGCTGATTGCGGGGTGTGACAAACGCTCATCTACTTGTGCAGAAAAGTTCTCTAACATTCTAAATTTTCGAGGATTTCCGTTTATTCCTGGCGATGATTGGATCACGACCGTTCCGAGAAAGAGCGGCAAGAACAACGGTGGTCGGCTGGTATGAGCGGGCTGAAAGTTGCTGAGGCCGCACGCGAATGGATCGGGACGCCGTACCACCACCAAGCATCTTCGCGGGGTGCTGGAACAGATTGTCTTGGCCTCGTGCTTGGCGTTTGGCGCGATTTGGCCGGTGAAATCCCAGCGGATGTTCCAGCCTATACGATGGATTGGGCTGAGCCGCAGCAGGACGAGGCGTTGTGGCGCGCTGCGCGTGAACATCTGCGAGAGTTGGATGGACCAGAGCCGGGTGCGATTGTCCTGTTTCGGATGCGCGATGGCATGGTCGCGAAGCATCTTGGTGTGATTTCCAGCCTCGATCCAAATCTGCACTTTATCCACGCCTACATGCGGCACGGCGTGATCGAAAGCCCGTTGAGCACTCCGTGGCAACGCCGCGTGGTGTCGTATTTCGCGTTTCCTGAATAG